CCTGAACTCGGCGAACGGGCCGTGCATAACGATCTGGCCGCTTTCGAGTTCAGATACGCCTTTCACTGCAATGGGGGTACTACGTTCCTCGTTACAGAGAAAGCTGTAGCGCGCCAGCAGTCCCTTCCCGGCAGACGACCGTAATCTTGTTTTGCCGCCGGCCAGCGTGACGATCAATGCATCGTGTGTGCAATCGACAATCGTATCGGCCCTGACTGCAACCAAACCGCCCTTGCAGGCGAACACCACTGCGGAGATCCGATTGCCCGCCAGCTCGACGCCGCACGGGAACAAGTCGTAGAATAGTGAAGCTCCAGAGTCGAGCAGCAGGTCTTCCAGGCCCTCCGTGACCTTGATCATGTCCAGGAGGTAATCATCACCCGCCTCCTTCCGGACGCATCGGGCGAGGAACTCTTTGACTTTCGCGTAACTCGAATCCAGCCTCGAGCATTGCACCCAGGGACGCTGGCACATGATCAGTTCATACGGAAGTGACGTGCCCGCGGAGGCAAGGACCGCGCTTCTACCGTCCTCTGCAAACTTTGATGTCAGGAAACAAGCATCCAGCGATGACCCGACAACCAATACGTCGGCGCTCTTGATCACCGGAATCTGTTTGCCTTCGAACGTGACATAGTTTGGGTTTTCTTGCAGGCCGACAACTTGAGACTGCCATAGCAATGGCCCGTCTTTCGAGACCATGTTGCCGCGGTTCTGATCGTTCCCCTTGAGTGAAGGATATGATTCAGCGCCGTGCGCTGAAATAGTCGACATTAGGCAGAATAGTCCTGCCTGAATTACGATTATGCAATACTTCATAATTTCCCTTTACCCGGGATTTCCCGGATGGCCTTCGGCCGACGACCGCTGTCGGCCTTTCTAACGAGTGTATCGCCGACCGGGAGATCAGCAAGCATCTTTCCTGCTCGGCGGAGGGGGTATCCGGCCATTGCCAGGCCATGATGCCGCCCAAAACGCCCTGCGTAGGGGCGTTCATTGGCGATCTGCGCAGACCGTCCCCGTTGCCTCCGCGCTCTCCGGCTGTCTCGACGGTTCTCCTCGCCCGCTTCGACGCCAGGAGGTGATCCCGGTGCATCGGGATTGCCAATAGGCGTCAATCTGTGCCAACTCTGCCCCCGCCCAAGCCTTACGCGATCCCCCTGTTCAGAAGGCCGTTGTGCCAATAGGTGACAGGAGCGGACAAACGGTGACAATCGCGGAACGCCTTCCTGCACCGAGTTAGTCACCCGCGTGCCCCGGGAGCACCGAGTTGGTCACCCAGAGTATCGTGCTGCTCTGGGGGTCGTCACCGTACCAGGCCGCCACCGTACCATTGCTCTTTGCTCTGAACTGCCGTATCCTGAGCGCGCTCTGTGTCGGGCTTCTTGTGTGTGAGAAAGGGGCGTTCGTATGGCATTTCTGGAGCAGGTCGAACTTCGGCCTTTGACGCTTGAGGACAACCGAGGGCTGGAGGCGATCGGGCTTGCGCTGGGGCAAGGCTCTGGTGCCTTTGAGGTCGTCGTCGTTCAAGGTTCACAGAGACCGGCTCAGGCCACCATGCGAAGCATCTGGAAGGTCCGACACGGAGGACGCGTGGCGTCCGTGCTGCTGGTAGCCCTCTACGGGGATAGGGCCGCGATCTGCGGGCCAGCCGGCGACGAGCCGCCTGTCTACGTGGACCTCGATCCGGGCCAAGTCGAACGACTGTGCCTGACCGCTTTAACGGAGCCGGACCGCCACGCTGCCGCCCGTTTCCTGCATTCCGTCCTGCCGCAAGTCGAATCGCCCCTACCGGGACTGCGGAACATGGGTCTTTTCGCTACGCACGAGTTGTCCCACGGCGTACCAGCCCGAAGCGACTGGCAACCGGCTCAGGACAAGGCCAGCACCGTCCTCGACAAGCGCGGGCCGGACCTTCTACACGCATTGGGGTATGAGATCGACAAGCTTCCCGGGCCCGCTTCCCTCCTCCGTGTCGGCAAAGCCAAGGTTGCCGTGGCAGTGTTCCTTGAGCGTAGCGAAGCCTGCGACGTGGCTTCCGACAGTTACGGCGGCATCTCGCCCGTCTCGTACGCCTTGGCCAAGGCCGACGATGAGGGGCTCCCCTATGTTGTGGTCGCTCACGGCTCGTCCCTGCGAATCTACCCCACGGCGACTGGCATCGGTGCCGGGCGTCGCGGACGGACGGAGACCTTCGTCCAGATCCACCTTGACGTGCTACCCACTGAGAAGGCGGCTTATCTCTGGCTGCTATTCTCCAGCGAGGCGCTGTCCAAGGGCGGCTCGTTCGAGGAGATCCTTGGCACTTCAGCCGACTACGCTGCCGATCTCGGCGCACGTCTCCGCGAGCGAATCTACGACTGTGTTGTGCCCGATCTGGCGATGGCCATTGTCGAAGCACGCGACCTCAAGAAACCCTCCGCCCAAGAATTGGCCGAGACTTACGAGATGGCCTTGACAGTCCTGTTCCGCCTGCTGTTCATCGCCTATGCGGAGGACAACGATCTCCTGCCCTACCGCACCAATGATCGCTACCGTGGCCGCTCGCTTAAGCACAAAGCTCGCGAGCTAGCCAAGATGAAGCAGGAATCTCAGGGCGACCTGGCCACGTGGCAAGACCAGTTCGATAGCAGCAACACCCACTGGCAGGAGTTTGACGCCCTCTCCAAAGCAATCAACGAAGGCCACGCCGAATGGGGCGTGCCTGAGTACAACGGCGGCATGTTCTCTGAGGACAAGGACATCTCGCCCGTCGGGGCCGAGCTTGCTCGCATATCCGTTCCCAACACAGCTTTCGGTCCGATTCTCACGAACCTGCTTGTCGATGAAACGCCTGAGGGATTCGGGCCGGTGGACTTCCGCTCCCTCGGCGTGCGGGAGTTCGGCACGATCTACGAAGGCCTGCTTGAAAGCGAGCTATCGGTTGCCGAGGTCGATCTGATCACCGTACCCGGCCCCAAAGGCGATATGTACGCACCCGCCGGCGAGGGGCAGACGGCTGCCGTCAGGAAGCGCGAGACCTACCTCCACAACGCCAGCGGCGCACGCAAGGCCACGGGCAGCTACTACACCAAGCACTTTGCCGTCGAGCACCTGCTGGAACACTCGCTGGAGCCCGCTCTTGCTGAGCATCTGGCGCGACTGGACGAACTCGACGACCGCAAGGCTGGTGAGGCTTTCTTCGACTTCCGCGTGGCCGACATCGCCATGGGTAGCGGACACTTCCTCATCGCAGCCGTGGACCGCCTCGAACGACGCCTCAGCAGCTACCTCACCAGCCGCCCGTTGCCCATTGTCACCGAGGAACTTCAGCGCCTCCGCGCCTCGGCCAAGGAGCAGCTTGAGAAGGTCGGCCTGGTGGCCGAGGCTTTCGATATTGAGGACAACCTGCTACTTCGCCGGCAGATTGCCCGCCGGTGTATCTACGGCGTGGACATCAACCCCGTAGCCGTGCAGCTTGCGCGATTGTCTTTGTGGATTCACACGTTCGTGCCGGGGTTGCCGCTGTCGTTTCTGGACCACAGCATCGTCTGCGGCAACTCGCTTGTGGGTATCGCCACGATGACAGAGGCCATGGAGACTCTCGGGCCCGAGAATCTCTCCCTGTTCCCCGATCCAACCGGGCAACTGCTGAGCGAAGCACGCAAGCCCTTGGAGCGCCTGGCTAAGCTGTCTGATGCAAACGCCGCCGAAGTAGCACGTGCCCGTGAAGCCTTCTCTGATTCAAGGGCCGCGATCGAACCGACAGCCGCGCTGTTTGATATTCTCGCGGCATCACGCCTCCCGCAGATGGAATACGAACCTGCCCTGAGTGACCTTGAAGATACCGGGACCAAGAGATTCCATGGCCTCCACAAACAGGCCTGTGAGGTCTTGGCCGATGTGCCTCCATTCCATTTCCCGATCGCCTTCCCTGAAGTCTTCCTCCGCGATCGGCCTGGGTTCGACGTGATCGTCGGCAACCCGCCGTGGGAAGAAGCAACGTTGGAGGAGGACGATTTCTGGACCCGATATTTGCCGGGGCTTCAAGGAATGGCACAGCACGAACAGGAACGTGTGAGAGCGGGATTCCGGGAGGAGCGCCCGGACCTTGCAGTACAGTACGAGCGAGAGGTGGCAGAGGCCAGTGCTGTTCGCCAAGTTCTGGTAACAGGGCCGTTCCCGGGCATGGGCACTGGCGACCCCGACTTCTACAAGGCGTTCTGCTGGCGGTTCTGGCAGTTGATCTGTCCGAGTCGCGGCAGGCTTGGGGTCGTTCTTCCCCGGTCTGTTTTCAATACTAAGGGATCCACGCTATTCAGGACCGAGGTGTTCTCTGGCGGGAGTCTCGATGATCTGACTGTTCTCCTCAATACGGGAGGCTGGGTCTTTGACGATGCCGAGCCTCGCTACACGATCGCCTTGACCTCCGTCGTGAAAGATCACCAGCTTGACAGAAAGGTCGTTCGACTGCGGGGGCCCTATTGGAGCCTGATCCACTTCATGCAAGGTGTACAGAGCCAACCCGCCGAGTTTCCCGTTGAAGACGTGATGGCCTGGACGGATACAGCGGCGTTGCCGTTGCTGCCGGCCGAGGGATCGGCTGAGGCGTTCGTCCAGCTTCGCACGGCACCGCGCTTGGACCTTGATGAAGGCAGCGAATGGCGGGCTCGGCCGCATACGGAATTGCACGCGACCAATGACAAGTGCCACATGAAGCTTGTGGAGAAACGCCCGAAGGGCTTCTGGCCCGTCTACAAGGGCGAGTCTTTCGACATTTGGACTCCCGACACCGGCTCGTACTATGCTTGGGCTCAACCCAAGACGATGCGGGAACATCTCCATAACAAGCGGGGCAGGTCCAGCCGAAACCGCCGGTCGCCCTTCTTCGAATTCGTCGCTGACCCGGCGTGGCTTCGCGACCCAACCACGCTGCCATGCATGGGGCCTCGCGTCGCGTTTCGTGATGTTACAAACCGCACGAATACCCGCACGGTCGTTGTCGCGCTAGTTCCCCCCAAGGTGTTCATCGCAAACCAAGCGCCATACCTCTTGTGGCCTCGAGGTGACGAGAAGGACCAAGCCTTTCTGCTGGGTGTGTTGTCGTCGATTCCCTTGGACTGGTATGCCCGACGTTTTGTCGAGACGCACGTGAACTTCCACGTGCTCGCCGGCTTCCCGATGCCTCGGCCGGAGCGTGACAATCCGCTTTGGCAGCGGACGGTGGAGTTAGCCGGTCGGCTGGCGTGCCCGGACAAGCGATTCGCTGAATGGGCTGAGGCCGTTGGCGTCGAGTACGGGCCAATCCCGGAAGAAGACAAGGAAGGGATGGTCTTCGAACTCGACGCCGTCGTCGCCCACCTCTACGGCCTGAGCGAAGATCACCTCGTGCACATCTTCGAGACCTTCCACGAAGGGTGGGAGTACCAAGGCCGCCTAGACGCGGTGCTAGAACACTATCGCCGCTGGACAGACGTGTCATGAACGCAAAGGACGCATGATGGCATTGATACCACAGAAGTACGTGAATAGCGTTGTGGCGCTGGGCCGGCCAAACGACCAAGGTCATGCCGACTGGTGCGCGTCCGGGTTCCTCTATGGACATGTCCTCGGGGCAGGGCCCACAGAAGGCACTGTCAATATCAACCCTTACTGCATCACCAACAGGCACGTAGTCAGCAACATCGAGGTCATATCCGTATTGCTCAACACTGAAACGGATGAGTCGAAGCAGGTCACTGCAAACTTCGGGGCCGGCTGGCCTCGGTGTCATGAAACGGCTGACCTAGCGGCGTTCCCGATGCCCCCGCAGTTGCTGTCGCAGGAAGAATGGATGCAGAGGATGTTCCTTAGTGAACACGACGTCGTGACTCCCTCGATGGCTGATGATCTCGGTCTTACGGACGGTGACTCTTGCTTCCTGCTGGGTTTCTTTCCCGTGTGGCTGATCGGAGAAGGCAAGAGAAGCTATCCAGTGGTCAGACACGGGACGATCGCTCGGATTCGCGACTACTTGAACGGGCATTCGGACCGCGTCCTCATCGATAGCATGAACTTCCCGGGCAACAGTGGTGGCCCGGTCGTGATCAAACCCGAGGCCATGTCCATCAAGGGCACGCAAAGTCCAAGCAGGAGTGCCCTGCTTGGGGTCATTTCCTCCTACATTTACCATGAAGAGATGGCCTACAGTCGGACCGGGGAAGCGCGAATCAGTTTTCGAGAGAACTCTGGACTCGCGGAGATCGTTCCTGCCGCCATTCTTGCTGATTGGATCGCTTCGTTTCCAGAGAACACAGGTGAAGAGGTCGCCGGATTCATTGAGAAGCCCCAATCCACTCCGGCAACAGATAGCGAGTGACCGGTGAAACCTGAATTCGTTGATAACCGAGACGGCAACACGTTGGTAGCGGCGCTGCAAGGTCACCTCGACTGGCTCGGCGAAACCTACGCCCAGCCGGTGGAGCTTTCCATCGCCACGGGCTACTTCAATCCCGGAGGCTTTGCACTGATTGCCGATAGGCTGGACGGTCTGCCCAAGGTGCGTCTGATGCTGGGGGCAGAGCCTACGCCACCGCCGGCAAGGCCCATCCGCAAGCCCGGTGAGCCGCGCGGCGATCGTTTCGAGGCTAAGCTTGTCCGTGAGGCCATTCAGGCCAACTTCGACGGACTGCTGCGAGACCGCGACCGGCTGGACTTCGCCCGCGGCACGGATGCATCGTTGCGACGGCTACTTGAGTTCCTCGACTCCGGGCGTATCGAGGTCCGCCGCTACGAGAAGCGGTTCTTGCACGGCAAGGCGTTCATCTTTGCCGACGAGGAGGGCGTCCTCGCCGGGTCGAGTAACTTCACCGCAGCAGGGCTGACGGGCAATCTGGAGCTTAACCTCGGTCGGTACGACCCCACGCCCGTGCGGCAGGTGAAGCAGTGGTACGACGATCTGTGGGAAGAGGCCCAGCCGTTCGACCTGGCTGCGATCTACAAGGCACGGTTCGAGGAATACGATCCGTACCTGATCTACCTCCGTGTGCTCTGGGAGCTGTACGGCCAAGAGTTGGAGGAAGAGCGCGGTTCGGAGACTCGAATCCATCTGACGACTTTCCAGACTGATGGGGTCTGGCGAGCACGACAGGTCATGGACCGATACAACGGCGTGCTCGTTGCCGACGGCGTGGGGCTGGGCAAGAGCTTCATCGCGGGCGAGTTGATGCGAGAGGCCGTGGAAGACCAACGGCAACGTGTGCTGCTGGTGGCCCCGGCGACGCTTCGCGACGGCATGTGGGACCGCTTCTGCCACGAGCACCAGATCTTCATAGAGACAATCTCCTACGAGCAGTTGGCCAACGACTCGGGGCTCGGAGAGGGCGGGAGACCGTGCCTCAAATTCAGCCCGAACGAATACGCGATGGTCGTCATCGACGAGTCGCAGGCCTTCCGCAACCCTGATACCCTCCGGGCCAGAGCCCTGCGGCGGTTGCTGATGGGCAAGCCGCCGAAGAAACTGGTGCTTCTGTCGGCGACGCCGGTGAACAACTCGCTCTGGGATCTGTACTACATGCTTCTGCTCTTCGTGGGTCACGACGCGGCCTTTGCCGCTCGGGGCATTCGTTCACTGAAGGACCGCTTCCGCGAGGTAACCAAGGAAGACCCGTACGACCTGCGGCCAGACATGCTCTTCGACGTGCTGGATGAGGTGACCGTCCGTCGAACGAGGCATTTCGTGCGGCGGTACTACCCGCATGACCGCATAATCGGTCCAGGCGGCGTGGAGATGCCTGTTCGGTTCCCCGATCCGCACGTCAAAGCGATCAATTACGAGCTTGATGATGTGCTGCCGGACTTCTTCGACGAGTTCGAGGAGGCCCTGGCCCCGGAAGAGGGCGACCCGCTGCTGACGATGGCGCGGTACTGTCCCTCGGCCTACGGGCCCAGCGGGACGGATGAGTCTCAGCTTGCATTGGTTGGTCTCGTTCGGTCCGGCCTGCTGAAGCGGTTCGAGTCGTCCGTCTATGCGTTTGCGAAGACGGCGGCGAAGATGGCCGAGGGTCATGATCTGTTCCTCAAGGCCTTGGACCGTGGCTATATCCTGCGGACCAAGGACATGGGGGAGTGGGCCGACATCGACACGGACGAGGAGTGGGACCTGCTTCTGCAAGCCACCGAGCAGGAGCCTGCTGAAGGCTACGACGTCGATCAACTGCGTAAGGATGTAGAGAACGACCGCGACCTGCTGCGGAAGTTCGCCAAGCAGGCTAGGAAGATCAAGGCCAAGACCTGCCCGAAGCTGAAGGAACTGGCCGGAGCGTTGCGGGACCTACTGAGCCAAGCGCACGAGGAAGGCATAGACGAGGAGGATGTTCGTGAGAAGCGGAAAGTCGTCATTTTCTCGTACTTTGCAGATACGGCGGAGTGGGTCGAAGAGTACCTGCACGATATTGTGGACAAGGACAAGCACCTGGCCGAGTACCGCGGCCGAATCGTGTCCGTGGCAGGTCAGGAGCGACGCCACGGCATCTCGCGAGAGGATGCGGTGTTCAGTTTCGTCCCGCAGTCCAGCGAAGCGCCGCCCGGCCGGGATGAGGACCGCTTCGACATCATGGTTACGACGGACGTGCTGGCTGAAGGTGTGAACCTGCAGCAGTGTCGCAACATCATCAACTACGACCTGCCGTGGAACCCGATGCGGCTGGTTCAGCGGCACGGCCGGATCGACCGGATCGGCAGTCCGCACAAGGATGTGTATGTCCGGTGCTTCTTCCCGGACAAACGGCTGGATACCTTGCTGGATCTGGAGAATCGTATTCGCCAGAAGCTGGCCCAAGCAGCGGCATCGATCGGCGTCGAAAGCGAGGTGATCCCCGGGGGAGTCACGAACGAAGTTGTCTTTACTGAGACTCGCAAGGAGATCGAGAAGCTGCGTGCTCAAGATGCGTCTCTGCTGGAGATGGCTGGCGAGGATCCGCACGCCCATTCCGGGGAGGAGTACCGCCAAGAGCTTCGCAAAGGCATGCAGACGCTGGAGCAGGAGATTCGGTGTCTGCCGTGGGCGGCTGGCTCGGGCATTGCTGGCGGCCCACAACGCGGGCATTTCTTCTGCGCCCGCGTCGGTGATCGGCTGTTCCTGCGGTTCGTCCCGACGGACGGTGGTGATGTCGTCCGTAACACGCTGGGCTGTCTGAGGACGATTACCTGCAAGGAGGATTCCCCGCGCCACTTGCCCCAAGACCTCGCCGATGCGACCTACGATGCATGGGCCGCAGCCCGTTCCGACATCTACGACGAATGGATATTCGCGACCGACCCGGCCAACCTACAGCCCCGCATCCGGCCGCTGTTCCGGGCCGCGGCCGATCACCTGCGAGCGCACCCACCGGTTGGCGTGGCCCAAGACGAACTAGACGAGGTGGTGGAAGCCCTGGAGGCACCGTGGGGTGTTCGCATCGATCGGTCCATCCGGGAGGTATTCAGCCCCGAGGCCGAGGACCCACTTGGCGCATCGGCAGCCCTCGTCGAGAAGGTTCGCGAACTGGGCCTGCAGCCATTCATACAGCCGGAGCCATTGCCGGTGATCGACGAGGATGAGATCACGCTGATTTGCTGGATGGCCGTGGATGATGTCGACGACAGACCGGAGCAATGATTGAGGAGGACGGGTGGCTTCTGTGTACTGGCACCAGACTTGACGGTCGAGTTCCGGAGAAAGGTCTGTTCAGATCGCCGGCAGCGCCGCCACCGCCCCAGCGGTGTCGGCGAGGTCGAGGTGGGTGTAGGTGTTCATCGTCAGGCGGATGTCGCTGTGACGCATGAGCTTCTGGGCCACGCTGGGCGAGACGCCGTTGCGGGCCAGAAGCGTGGCGAAGGTGTGCCGCAGGCAATGAACGTCGAGCGTTCTGCCCTGGGCGTCGCGCTTGGGAATCCCCGCAGCCGCAAGGTCGAGGTTGAACGTCCGCAGGAAGTTCCGGCCGACGTTGAACAGCGGTGTATCCGGCGCGACCTCCCCGCCGTTGGTTTCCGCCAGATGGGCGACACGCTTGCGTAGATCGTCGGCCAGGTCGGCTCGCAGGGGCAGCGTAGCCGCCCGGCCGCTCTTGGCATGCCTGCCCTCGACGTACACGTACGGGTTGGATTCGTCGAGGCACAGCGCACCGACGGTCAGAGAGGCCGCCTCACCGCATCGGAGCCCGGTGAGCATCATGAACTTGTAGGTCAGCGACCGTTCCTGACCGAGACGTTCAAGACGCCGCCGCACCCTCTCGCAGACCTTGGCCAGCGGCTTGCCTTTGTTCTTGCCCGTGCGGATGGTGAGGGCATCTCGTAGCGGACGCTCCTGCACCGCCTTCAGCAGCCTGGCGATCTCGTCATCCGTCAGGGGGCGCCGCTTCCGCGTCGGCTCGGATTCCTCGGCCTTGGGCAGCTCGCCCAGCGGATTGGTCGTCAGTCGCCCCTCCGCGACGCACCAGTTGCAGAAGGCGACGATTGCCGCCCGGTGTATGTTGATCGTCCGGGCCGCCAGGGGCTGTGACTTGGGGTCGTCCGGGTCGCGGGGCGTCCCCGCCTTCCTGTTCATCCACCGCTGGACCTTCTGGCGGCTGATGTCCTTCAACGTTCGGAAGCGGCACTCGCGGACGAGCCGCGCCAGTTTGCTGCGGACATGGCCAACGTGTTTCGGGGAGACGCGCCGGCCGCGGATCGTCGTGACGGCCAGGTTCGCAAGGTAGTCTTCCGTGTGTTTGCCGATGGGTGTGTCGAGATGGCCGGAGGCCGTCATCTCGGTATGGCTCATGACCCCCGCCTTGATCTTCTCCACGTCGGCCAGGATGTCGGCAAGCATCCTCTCCGCCGCCCGCTTGTCACGGCAGCCGGTCGACTGTCGCCGCATCTTCCCTGAGGCGTCGATGTAGCGAACGTACCAGCAGTCCGAGACGAACTGAACGCGCCCGTCGTCAAGGACCTCCGCCGTCCGCTCTTGGCCCTTGCCGTTGGTCCACCGGGCCATGGTCTTGCCCCGGCGGGTGATGGTCTCTGCGCCGTCGGGCATCGGGATCGGGTATTTCTTCTTGTATACCGCAGCCATATTCGCTTCCTTCCCCGGGCCTCGCCTCGCCCGTGTGACACACTGAGCGGCGGGGGTGGGGCGGCCTCAAGGGCTTTCCGGGGATATTCTCAGGGACTTTCAGCGGCTTGGCGGGGCCGGGATTTCGGGTCGGGCGGGGAGGGGCATCCTTGGGCGACCCATTGCTCGAACGGCTCCCGCGGCCAGCGGAGCATGCTCCCGAGGCGGATGGGTTGTGGGATGCGCCCCGCGTCCACCAGGCGACGGACCGTCCTGCGGGAACAGGCAAGCATCGCGGCAACGTCGTCGACCGTGAGCATGACAGGGCTGGTCGAGCAGGCCCGGGAGAGGGGGCAGGTCTTCTGGTCCGGCACCGGTATAGTCCTTTTTCTCTGGGGGAATACATCCGCCAGCGGCTGTCAATTGCCGCCTTCCGCCATCTTCTACATCTGCAGTCGCCCCGATTCTGTCGCGCCAGGCCCGGCGGAAGGCGGGAGCCGGGTCCCCTTCACGCCCGCACGCCAGTGAAACCACAAGCCCAGTGTTTTGATGGGCTTACATCAAAATATCGAAATCCGACCGTGTTTCTGCGTTGGTGCTTGACCTGCCGGCGGAGGCGTGTAGACTGGGTGTTAGGCTTCTGTTGGCGAGCAGGACCGCCGGGGTGGGCAGCGGTCCTGCGTTTTGAATGCGGCGTTCGGGGGACGCACGACGGCGGGTAGAGGCATGGATGGTAGGATTTCAGGTCAGTTTTCGGGTGTTTCGGGTGGGGATGTGGGGCTTTCTGACGAGATGCTGCTGCAGATCTGCCGTGTCTCGATGGAGGATGAGCCCGTCACGTCGGAGTGGATGGACGACCTGCGGCTGGTCGCGTCCATTGTGGCGGACTCGCGGATGCCGAAGCGTGACGGACTCCAGGAGGCCATGACGCTGCTGGCCGCCGCGCTTGGGCAACTGCCGCAGCACAACCCGACCCACCTGCCCTTCGGCTACAGCGGCCCGACCGTCAGATCCCAGCAGTGGATCAAGCGCGAAACGATGGAGCAGCTCGGCAAGCAGATCGTGGGGATGATCTGGCATGACGCCAGCCCCGACACGGTGGCCTCCTGCGTCCACGGGGCCGTCTCCAGGGCGATCCATCTCGGTTACATGGAGCAGCAGGAGTACGACGCCTGGCGACCGGGGATGCGCAGCGGGTCCGGCTGGCGGTCGGCGGTGACGGCCACCCCGTACGGCGTCACCAAGGCTCGCGCCTGGTCGAGCCCGGGATCCTCCACTGCGCCGTCCGACGATTCGATAGATTCTGCGCGGCGCCGCGAGGATGCCGCGCGCAGCGGGGGGGGCGACGGGTCGGGTTTCGACCCGGTGTCCCTCTCGTACGAACTGGGCAAGACGTCGCGCGCCGTGCCCCGGGCGAAGCGTCCCGCTCGCGTGCCCTCGCCGGCAGGCGCGGGGGCGGAGGACAGGTACGCGTGGGCGCGGCAGGCTGAACTGGTCCGAGCCACTGATCAGGTACTGGGGAGAGGCACGCTCCACAAGGGCGTTCTGTCTCGGGCGTGTTCCCGAGGCCAGGTCGAAACCAACGGGAAGCCCGGGCGGGGATCGCGTGTGAAGGTCAGCACTTTTCTCCCTTGGGTTTCCCGGAGATTCGACCTGGCCAGGGACGAGCAGACGCAGATCCGCAACGCCATCATCGGGGAGATTCGAACGCGCAACAGGTAGCGCAACATTCGGTATGAAGTTGCGCCGCAAAAAAATCTGAGCAGCTCTCCGCCCGCCCGGCATAGGTAAGCGGCACGGCCCCTTGGGGCGCTGCCGCTTTTTTTGTTGCGCCGACGTTGCGCGGCGATCGGCCTCCGGATACTGGGACCATCGCAGCCGGCTTGGTGCCGGGGGCCGCAACACAAAGGAACCCCACATATGGACAGCCATGCCCGGCCGCCCCCGCGGCGGCAATGGAAGCCTCAGAACCTGAAATCTGACTGATGTACTCCAAATGAACTTCGCGCGGAGGTTCGTCTGGGTGCCGACCGACACCGGCGGCTCCGACGAATCCGCGCCCTCCGCGCAGGTCCATTCGGAATCCGGGGAAGGTCCGCATTCGGACGGCCTCCGTGCTCAGCACGGAGAGCACTCCGATGGCAAATGCAACTTTCCCCGACGTTCACGAGCAGAATCACGACCTCATCGACCGGTACGTTCTGGACCGGATCGACTACCGCGTCCGGCGGCTGGCCATCCAGTTCGACCTGTCGCAGGGCGAGCAGGAGGATTACCGGCACGACATGGTGGTCGAGGTGCTTGCCGCCTTCGATCGGTTCGATCCGAGCAAAGCCCGGCGCAGGACCTTCGTCAACCGCGTGCTGGACAAGTTCGTCAAGTACGCCACGCGGGTCCGGTGCACGCACCGGCGCCGGGCGTGCGACAGCCCGCACGGCCTGGACGACGTGTGCCCGGGCTTCCAGCCGGTCGTGAACGACCCGCGCGGCGGGCAGCGCGACGAACAGGGCCGATGCGAACTCCGCCTGGACATGGAGGCGGCGCTGGCCCGCATTCCGCAGCGGCTCCGTCGCGTGTGCCGCGTCCTGATGACGTTCAATCCCGCCGAAGCGGCCGAGCGGCTGGGCATCTGCCGCCAGTCCATCTACCGGAACATCGCCGAGATCCGGCGGTACCTGACGGCTGCCGGACTGGGTGTTTCGGAAAAGCACGCGACAGATTCGCTTCAGGTGCAGATGTAGAGGGTGCCGGAAGACAACGAGGTGACCTGCGGGCGACACCCTCGACGTCGCACAGGCGCCTCGCGCCCGGGCGGGACCGGCGGGTCCACCAAACGCGACAGCCGCCCGCCCGGGCGATCTCCGGCCGGACAATGTGAAAACGAAAGGCACTCGAGACAAGGAACAGAACATGACACTCACGGACTCCCTGATCACCACCACCACGCCGTCGCCCCCGAAGCTGATCCTCTACGGCCAGCCGGGCGTCGGCAAGACGACGTTCGGCGCGTCGGCCGGCGCGATCCTGCTGGACTGCGAGAACGGGGCCGGCGCCGTACCGGGGCTGACGCGCACGCCGTACCTGGAGACCTGGCCGGAGATGCGCAAGTGGCTGGCCGAGCTGGCCGCCGGGCCTCCCGAAGGCGTCCCGGCGGTGGCCATCGACACCATCGACTGGATGGTCCAGCGGATCGTCGAGCACGTGGTGCTGGACCTCGACGACAAGGCACGCGGGGACATCACGAACACCCTCGGCACGGCCCACGGCGGCTACTTCAAGGCGCGGGAGATCGTCCAGAACATCGTCTACCGCGACCTGCTTCCGATGCTCAACGCCGTCGCCGACCGTGGCGTGGCGATCATCCTGCTGGCCCACGCGGCCAACACCAGGATGACCACGCCGGAGGGCTTCGACCTTCGCCTGGCCGCGCCGGACCTTCCCCACTGGATCAGCCCGACGTTCATCGAGTGGAGCGATTGTGTGCTCTACGCCTTCCGTCAGGACGACCGTCGCGTGCTGCGAACCGAGGGCTCGAACGTGGTCCTGGCCAAGAACCGCTACTCGCTTCCCGCTGAGCTGCCGCTTTCATGGGCGGCGCTGATGGAGGCCATCACGAACACCACCACCCCCAGCAAGGAGAACCGAACCCATGGCTGACCTGAATGGATTCAACGCGAACGAAGTCGAGCCCACCACCAGCTTTGACCCGCTGCCGGCCGGGAAGTACCTCGCGGCCATCACGGCCTCGCAGATGAAGCCCACAAAGAAGGGCGACGGCAGCTACCTGGAGATGGAGCTGACGGTCCTCGAGGGCGACTGCAAGGACCGCAAGGTCTGGGACCGGCTCTGCCTGAACCACCCCAACCCGCAGACGGTCAGGATTGCGCGGGGCAACCTCTCGGCGGTCTGCCGGGCGGTCGGCGTGATGCAGCCGAAAGACAGCGTCGAGCTGCACAACATCCCGATGCTGATCACGGTGAAGGTCAAGAAGCGTGAGGACACGGGCGAGCTGACCAACGAGGTCAAGGGCTACGCCAGGAAGGACTCCGCGGCCGGGCAAACGCCGCAGGCGCCCGTGACGGACAACACGCCCCCGTGGAAGCGATGAGGGCAGCGCGATGGAGTTGACGCTGCCATACCCGCCGAGCGTGAACCACTACTACCGCCGGGTCGGGCCGCGCACGCTGATCAGCCGGGAGGGCCGGGAGTACCGCAGAACGATCTGCGGGCTCCTGGCGCCCGGCGGCGGCAGCGGCGTCCGCAAGCCCCCGCTGGGCGGCCGGATCGCCCTGGCGATGGACGCCTTTCCGCCGGACCGCCGCCGGCGCGACCTGGACAACCTAAACAAGGCAGTCCTCGACGCGCTCGAGCATGCCGGCGTGTACGCCGACGACAGCCAGATCGACCTGCTGCTGACCCGGCGGCGCGAGCCGGTCAGGGGCGGCGGACTCACCGTCCGCGTCGAGGAGTTCCCGCTGCGGCGATGCCCCCTCTGCGGAGGCCCTTGGGAGGGCAACTGACCGATGGATCGCCCGAAGCGCATCTACATCGCCGGGCCGATGACCGGCCTGCCCGAGTGCAACTTCCCGGCCTTCCACGCCGCGGCCGACCGGCTGCGGCAGGCAGGCTGGGAGGTGGTCAGTCCGGCGGAGAACTTCGGCGGGCGGACCGACCTGCCGCGCGAGACCTACCTCCGCAAGGACGTGACGCTGCTGGCGGGCTGCGACGCCGTCGCGATGCTGCCCGGCTGGGAGGATTCGCGAGGCGCGAAGCTGGAGTACCTGCTCGCCCGAGAATTGGGCATGCCGGTTCTGGACGCGGAGACCATCGAGCCGCTTCAGGCCGCTCCGCTGCCTCTCGTCCACCTCCAGCGCCTCCGGATCCGCTGGGAGCAGCCCACGGAGGCGACGGCATGACCGGCGCGCTTCTCCAACCCCCGCAGTCGCCCCCGATCGCGCTGCGACCCTACCAGGTCGAGGCGGTCCGCGCCGTCTACGATCATCTGCGCCGGCGCGACGACCACCCGTGCGTGGTCATCCCGACGGCCGGGGGCAAGACCCCTGTGATGGCTGCGATTTGCCGCGATGCCGTGCAGCGGTGGGGCGGGCGCGTGCTGATTTTGGCACACGTGAAGGAACTGCTCGAGCAGGCGGTGGACAAGCTCCATGCGATGGCCCCCGACCTGTGGGACCGGATCGGCGTCTATTCGGCCGGACTCAAGAGCCGCGACACCGACCATCCGATCATCGTCGCCGGGATTCAGAGCGTCTACCGACGGGCGGCGGACCTCGATGGCTTTGATCTGATCCTGCTCGATGAAGCGCATATGCTCCCGCCCGACGGCGAGGGCATGTACCGCACCTTCCTGGCCGACGCGAAGGTGGTCAACCCCGCCGTGCGGCTGATCGGCCTGACGGCGACGCCGTATCGCATGACGACCGGCATGATCTGCGAGCCGGAGAATCTCCTGAACCACGTCTGCTACGAGGTGGGCGTCCGGGAACTGATCGTGCAGGGATACCTCTGCCCCCTGAAGACCAAGGCCGGTCGGCGCAAGGTCGATACGTCGAACCTGCACATCCGGGGCGGCGAGTTCATCGCCGGGGAGGTCGAGGCCCTGATGGACGAGGACTCGGTCGTGCGTTCCGCCTGTCGGGAGATCGCCGACCACACGCAGGATCGCCACTCGGTGCTGATCTTCGCCAGCGGGGTCAGACATGCCCGGCACGTGCAGCACGTCCTTGACGAGATGGGCTTCACGTGCGGCTTCGTCTGCGGCGAGACGCTGCCGTTCGAGCGGGCCGAGACCTTGAAGCGTTTCCGGGACGGCGGTCTGAAGTACCTGGTCAACGTCAATGTGCTGACGACCGGTTTCGATGCGCCCAACATCGACTGCGTGGCGATGCTGCGTCCGACCAACTCGCCGGGCCTCTACTACCAGATGGTCGGTCGTGGATTCCGCCTGCACCCGTCGAAGGACAACTGCCTCGTGCTCGACTTCGGCGGCAACATCATGCGGCACGGGCCGGTCGATGCACTGGAGATCCAGGATCCCCGCAGCGGCAACGGCCAAGCGCCGGCCAAAGAATGCCCCGAGTGCCAGGCGGTGATCCATGCCGCCTATGCGACCTGCCCGGAATGCGGCCACGAGTTTCCGCCGCCGCAGCGCGAGCAGCACGATCGACAGGCCTCGACGGCGGGCATCCTCTCCGGCGAGGTCACCGAGACCGAGCACGAGGTCACCGACGCGTTCTACACCGTCCACGTCAAGCGGGGCGCGCCCGAGGACCACCCCCGCAGCATGCGGGTCGATTACCGCTGCGGTTTCAGCGACTACCGCAGCGAATGGGTCTGTTTCGAACACACCGGCTACGCCCGCGCCAAGGCCGAGGCCTGGTGGCGGAAGCGATCGGCCGAGTCGGTGCCCGACACCGCCGAGGGAGCCGTCGAGATCTGCGAGGCCGGGGGCATCGCCCCGACGTCGGCGATCACCGTGCGATCGGTGGCGGGGGAGAAGTACGACCGGATCACGGGCCACCAGCTCGGGACCATCCCGCCGCGCCTGGACGGCAGCGACGAGCGGGCGGGGGGCGACCTGCCGGTGCCCGACTGGCCGCCCGACGACGCCGAACTGCCCTTTTGAGGAGACAGCATGAACTATACCGACTACATCCCGGTGGGCGTGGAAACGATCGCCGATCCCGTCCTGGCCTGCCCGGTGTGCGGGCACGGGTATGTCCATCCCGTCGGGCTGGAATGCCGCTCGCCCGGCACCGCCAGCGGCCAGGTCACCGTCACCGCCGACGGAGTGGCCATCGATCCCGCGCGTCCCCCCGTCGGGCGAGGAACGCAGATTACGCTGAGGTTCCAGTGCGAATGCGGCCACGCCTTTGCCTACGTGCTGCACTTCCACAAGGGCATGACGCTGGTCTCGCGCTGCATGGGCCACGGTCCGCGCGGCGGCGACTGGTGGCCGGACACGATCTGGAGGGACTGA